ATGAAAAAGAAATGTTTATGGAGCATTATGCTTCTATTTTGTGCTATTTTATATTCTTGTAACCAAGAAGAAATAGTAGAAAATGAACTCCCTGATTTCCCACAGCCTACTAAATCGAGAGTCGAACTCAGAACTGGCCAAATTGAAGTTGGTAATATCACACTAAGTGCTGACAGTATTATCACCCTATGTGATGATGAAAGTAATAGTATTGTTAAAAGTGCCACGAGGTCCTCTGATATATATGTAGGGAACAAAAACGGTATAGAACTATCTCTTAAAATACAGATAGGCTCAAGACTTGCACCTGAAAAAACTGATGCTCAAAAAAGACAGCGTTTAGCCAAGATGCTTGCACAGGCTTCTCAATATAGAGTCATACGTGGTGTTGTAACAGATGATGATGGTTTTGTACAATACGTACCATTAAACGCAACTATGACCATTCCTTGTACTATTACAGATAAAGACTTTAATATAAATGGTCCATTAAGGAAAACTATAGATATACTATTCCGTACTTTCAGAGTACCAGCAAACAAAGATTGTATAGAAGTGAGAATAAATGGTAGATTAATCCGCGATTTACGGGAGTTTACTATAATTTGCACCCAAATAGCCTCAGGAAAATACATTTACGACTAAGATGCAATAATAAAAACAGTCATTATGCTAAAGAAAGTTTAACTTATACTGTAATTTCAAAAGCAGACTGAAAAAAACTGTCTATACTACTTTTTCAAGTATTATGAAGTAGCCGGCTTTTAATAAACAAGTAGGGGTATCAGCATTGATACCCCTACTCTCTTACATATTATTTAAAATATTTTTTCCGTTTAGCCCATATGTCGTAGATGAACGGCAAAGCTACACACAATAACAAAAAGAAATCATCGTATTTCTGCACAATACCTAATTTGAACAACCCCCTGATTACAAAATAGACGATTGGTATTAAGCATATTTTGAGAATTAATATTTTTCTATCTTTCGTCATATCAAATTCCTTCTTAGACCTTAACTAACGTCCCATCTGTTGCTATCGTTCAAACATATAACGGCAGCAGCTCCAGCGACATAACCAAACGCATACTTACGGAACATACTTGCAAGACCCGATCCCATTGCTACGTCTTCATTAAGAGTCAGGCGTTTCACACATGAAAACCATGATATATGCCTATATGTAACTCTGGTTTGTGGAGCGTTTAACGTATACGTTGTGTAGCGCTCATTGTCTTCTTGCCCAACAACCACCGTCTCAGACTCATTGTTTTTCGAAGTAGCGGTAATTTCATTACCTTTCACAGTTACCGTCATATCAACGGTTCCATCTTTGTCGATATCTATTCCATACGTATTGTCAGAATAGACCAGAAAATTAAAGTCATAGGATTTTCCGGATATAAAATCCTCAAAACTTACATTCTGTACCTCATTACAATTATAAGTACTGCGTGTATTTGCTGCATTTGTGACATTCATCTTTGTGATGTACGCTTGAGAATCAGGTAAACTCATACTTTCTTCATTCTCATTATTGCAAGATGATAACATAAAACAGGATAAGATTCCCCAAAGCGAAACGAGTAATAAATTCTTTTTCATAATCTAAAAGGTTTAATTAAAAAATAAAAAATCACTGTTTCGCAAAACTATTGCTTTCCCATAAAAAAAGAACATATTTCATTATTTTTTTTAAGATTCACATTAAAAATACCATAAACATGGTATGTATTCCATAGATTTCTCTTTCATATTTCAGATTATTTTGTACTTTAGCCCCTGCCAAAATAAACCAAAAGCTGTCAATTCCTTATGTCGTGCATCCGTAAAACCGGATGGCCGGGTGGTTCCGGTTGGCACACGACATAAGGAATTGATTATTTATAATATGACCATATCGCAAAAAGAGATAACTCAATCTTTACTATCCTACTTAAAATCAAAAAAATCTGTTAGTACTTTCACCGATGATTATTACTATCACCTCCAAAGTCTGGGGTATTCAGAGATCGAAATAGAACAAATAATCCCTATCCTAATTCAAGCAGGTTATATCTGTTATTTAGGAAATGATCAATATTGGATACAAATGACTGATAAAGGAGAGAAATTTTATACAACTAAAGGCCATTTAAAAAGATACACTAAAAAAGAAAAATTAGAGATAGCAGGAGCCATTGCCGGCATTATAGGTACTTTAATCGCATTAGTATCAATCCTATGCTAATCAGTAATATAGAAATAATTAACAACCACCATCTTATCTCAAGTGATTTTAAACGTCGTTGTATATCTTTTATTTCTTGTTCCTGATTCATATTCTTTCATTTTCATGCTAATATACAAAATTATCCGCTAAAGTTTTATCTTTGTCCCCGTAACAAATAAAAACTAACCAAAATGAAAAGAATCACACCTTACTTAACACTATTTTTTATATTATCTGCGAGTTGTAACAATCCCCTCCAAGCTACACACGATGGTATCATTAGTCAAGAGTCCTCTGCTTTTTTACACTCAATTGAAGATAAAAATCCTCTAAAATTAATCGACTTCATCGATTATGGTAATATCATGGATAGTTTAGCTATGTATTCTAAAGACACGATTCAAAAAGATGTTTTCTTAAATTTAGACTGGGGGTTAAATCCTGAACAGGTAAACGATTCGCTGCGTTCTATGCAGATTTTAGGAAAGATATCTTCCGAAGAAAATTATTGGTGCATTAATGATAATAGACATGGAACAGATATAAGAATTATTATTGGAGGAAATTTTTTTAGGAATCGTTTATCAGAAATCACTCTACTAATTGAGCCTGTAGATGGTTATGCATATAGTGATATTCATCATTTAAAAGTAATTGCATATGAATATTTTTTAAGCCAATTATGTAGTGGTAAAAGATTAAAATCAGAAAATGAGGAACAAAATTATAATGCAGTTTCTTATACTGGAAATATTAAATATAATCTTTACTATAGTATAGATGGCATCAGGTTTGATATAACTGATATGTTTCAAGCTAAAATCCGAAAAGATAGTATAAGAACTGAGTATCTAAATAAAATGACCTCTGAACAATAAGCTCCTAATAAATATGGAAATATTATTTGCAACTCTCAAATATTATCTCCATATTTGCAGTGCGAAATAATCAGTGATGTTTATCACCAAGAGCGATGCAAGACGCTCAACGAATAACGATGGGCTTTTTTTATGTCCATTAGAATATATGTAGAAGCTTTTATTAAAAGCAACCAATACGGCTGCCTTTCCCTTGTAATTTTGCTCTTGGAGTAATCTTACTGATTGTTTCGCGACACGGGAGATGGCAGCCGTTTCTGCGTCCCGATAGTTGCGCGGTTCTCAACTAAAATGCGAAACAATCAGTAAGTATGAAAAAAAAATCCACTGGCACCCTTTTCGTGCCTCAGTTCCGCACACCGGAACACACCACAATCCCCCATCAGTCCAACTCCGCAATTGATGATTTTATCCCATCCGATTGCAAAGTTAAAACCTCCTCTGACGCTTACTATGTCAGTGCCATTGCTTGCCTTTGTGCTACGTTCATCTTTCCTCCCTGCATTCTTGCAGCCATTTATTGTGTTATCAAAGCCAAGAAAGGAGGTAAACAATGATCACTACTCAAATTAACGGTATCACCCTGACGGAGAACGCTATCGAAGTCATCCACCGTATTCAAGACTGCGAACATGATTGGATGAAACGTTCTTTAGAAGAGGCTATTGATACCCTCCTTGTAATTGATACCTGTAATATAACGGACAAAGAGAGACTTAATTTGATTATGGGACTTCGTACCATTAGGAAATACATTGATGCCATTGCCGATACCAATAACAAGAAAGGAAATCAGCTATGACCCGTAATACTCGCCGTGCCAAACTCGCAGAAATACGAGCCGTTTGGCTTTTAGTTAGTGTTCGTTATACATTTAATCATTTTAAAATCAAATCACAATGAATAAAGAAAAAGCATTAGCCCTCATTGATATACTATTATCCGAAAGTACATCACCAATAGAGAAGCAACGTGCAGCCGCACAACTTCGTGAATTGATTCACATCCTGTTACCTCAGTAGCTTTCTACCTGTCCTTTATAGCCCGCTTTCCGCGGGCTATTTTTGTCTCCATAACCTAACCCCTGACTTTTATGGAGATATACAACCACTTTGAATATGGCAAAACACTTGCCATCCGCTTAAAGCCTATTGCCCACACACCCGAAAAGCCCAGATTCTTCACCGCTTTCGGACTTGAGGACTTATATAATTTTAATGATAAACTATCATCTGTATCCGGCATGATCCTGATTGCAGTTGATGGCTGTGAGTCTGAATCAAAACGAAACGAAGCCGATGCGCTTAATAACAATGATATATTCTCTTTCATTGTTGCACAGAACACTGTTTCTGATCGTCCGGAAACAATCAATCAGGCAGCAAAAGAATGCAAAGCTGTCGCAAAACAAATTCGGAACTGTATCCTGCAAGACCCCGACATTTCAGAATTCATTGACGATACCATTCAATTTAATGGTATTGGTCCGATTGGTGATAATTTCTATGGTGTAGTACTGACATTCTCTTTGGCTCAACCTGAAACCTATTTCATTGATCAAACATACTGGGAGGATTAACGATGGGATATTATAAAAGATTAAGTACCTCTCGTGCCGAAGTCAAACGCTATAACGCCTCCCGCCGAAAAGCCACACAGTTGACTAATGCCCCGGTATCCGGACTGATCCGCCTTGAAACCGTCTCAGAAACCGAACGCTTTTCAATGGCTCAGGATGCTGATAGACTGACTGCATATAACAAGGCCGTCGAAAAGTGGCAAGATAGTGTGGCCCGACAATTACGAGCCGGAATAGCCGGCCGCAGTATGCGAATAGCCCGCGAACTTGAGCCACGGGCCTACACCGACAAATACGGTATTATCAACCGTCTTGGTTTCTCCTTTCCTCGGCATGGAATCTACATCCACAAGGGCGCCGGCGAAGGTCAGGGTGGCTTCATCGGTTCCAAATGGAATTACCTCAAAAAAATTAATGGAGTCGAGATAGATACCGGTATTGTACGCCATACAAATCTCAAATCACTCGGACGACAGAATGAAGGCAACCGCCGGGCCTACGAATGGTTTGATCCTGTAATTCGTAACCGGATCAATGAATTAGCCGATATCGTCACCGGTTATTTCGACACCATGCTGATTGATGCTACCCGAATATACATAGATAAACGAAACAGTCTCTAATATGGCAAACGACCTAAACCGCAGTATCAAACTTTATATTGATGGCTCAGAAGCCACTAATAAGATAGACCTGGTAAAAGAAAGTATTTCTCGTCTTGAAGACAAACTCAAGTCACTTACCGGAAGAGAAGCAGACTATGCAAAGCGTTCCCAAGACCTCAAGAAAGAACTGGATGCAAAAAACCGAACTCTTCAGAATTACGAAAAACAGTTAGCCGAAACAGAACGAGTTCTCAAAAACCTCTCCGGAGCAACTTATAACGAACTCCTTGCTGTCCAATCCCGTGTCCGGAAAGAGCTTCGTAATGCAGTGCCCGGAACGAAACAATATACGGCCGCTCTTGAGCAGAATCGGCGTGTCACCGAAGCCCTTTCCAGAGCACAAGCCGCCATGCGTGTCGAGGTAGGTGCACAAGGTAATGTCTGGTCACGTGCCTCCGGATTCATTAACAAATATATTGGTCTGATCGGTACTGTCATAGCAGCTATCACCGGAGTTTCTATGAAGCTCAACCAACTCCGAGAACAGCGAAACAAACGTGAAGAAGCAAAAGCCGATGTTGAAGCTCTTACCGGACTTTCCAAAGACGATATAAACTGGTTGGAACAGCAAGCTGTCCAGTTGTCAACGACAATGACCGAATCCGGCATTCGCATTCGACAGTCCGCAACAGAAATTCTTGATGCCTACAAATTGGTAGGCTCTGCCAAGCCCGAACTTCTTGACAACAAAGAAGCTTTGGCCGAGGTGACAAAACAGACCCTTATATTAGCTTCTGCATCAGGTATGACCCTGAAGGATGCAGTCGATGCCGTAACCCTTTCTCTTAATCAATACGGTGATGGTGCCGACCAAGCTTCACGCTATGCAAACGTCATGGCCGCCGGCTCTAAATATGGAGCAGCAGCCGTAGAGTCCGTCACCACAGCCGTCACCAAATCCGGGGTAGCTGCTGCCTCTGCCGAAATTCCTATCGAACAGCTTGTAGGTACTATTGAAACACTGGCCGAAAAAGGTATCAAAGACGAAATAGCCGGTACCGGTTTAAAGAAATTCTTCCTTACCCTACAAACCGGAGCAGATGATACAAATCCCAAAATCGTCGGTTTAGAGAAAGCTTTGGATAACCTTCAGAAAAAGCAACTCTCAGCAGCCCAGATTAAGAAGCAATTTGGAGAAGAAGGATACAATGTGGCCTCCGTACTTATCAATGAAGCCGATAAGGTAAAATACTACACTGAGGCAGTCACCGGTACGTCCGTAGCCATGGAACAGGCCGCCACAAAATCAGAAACAGCGGCAGCTAAATTAGATCAGGCAAAGAATAAAATGAATGAATTAGGTATTCAACTTCTTGAGAAACTTAATCCTTCTATCACCACTGTTATCAACGGTACGGTAAACTGGACCCGTAAAATCGTTAATTTAATAGGATTCCTGACAGAACACTCCCGTACAGTTATCACCTTAACGACCTCTGTATTGACATACTCCATAGCAGTCAAAGCCCTTACTATCTATGAAAATCGTTTAAAAGAAGCCAAAGTGGGTAACTTACTTATTGACAAAGCGTCGGAATCCTTTAGAAGAATTAAAATTGCCAGTATATTGGCACTTTCTGCTGCTAAATATGCATTAGCGGGAAATACAGGGATGGCCACAGCCGCAATGTCTCGCTTCAATGCCGTATTGAGTAAAAATGCTATTGGAGCCATCATTGCACTTATTGCCACCGCAGGAATGGCCATTTACCAATATGCAAAACGTACTAAAGAAGCTTCTACGGCAGAAGAAAAATTCACGGCAGAACTAATTAAAGAACAACGTTCTTTGGATTCTTTGTTTGGTGCACTAAACCGAAGCCAAGCAGGTACTCAAGAACGACGTGAACTTATTAATGAAATAAACAAAGTTTATGGAACATATCTTCCAAACTTATTAACAGAAAAAAGCTCCATTGATGATATCAGAGAGGCATATATTTTAGTAAACAAAGCACTTGAAAAACAAATTGCAATAAAAATACGCAATGCCGCAACTAACGAAATCATGGAAAATTCGGTCAATTCTCAAGCTGTATCACTCGAAAACATACGAAAAAAATTGTTTTCAGTTATTGGTAACGGAAAAATGACAGACATGGCATTGCGTGATATCCGACAAACAACTACAGAGTTTCAAAAAGCAGGTATGAAATGGGAAGATGCTTTCGGCCAAGCATATCACAGCATACAAAAAAAATATCTTGGAAAAAAGAAAATGGCTGAAGGATTTGGCCAAGAACTGCAAGACTACATTAAGAACGTTTATAGTATGGAGAAAGAAATCGCTAAAATAGAAGCAAAATTCAGGCCCTTTCTCCAAAAGCCGGCTAATGAATTGGATGAAGTTGTTATAACAGCAAAGGATTTAAGTAAGAAAGACAAGTCCGGAACAGGAACTGTTGATGAAGAGAAAGCCAAAGCCCTTCTTAAAAAGAGGCTTGAAGAAGAAGCCAAGCTCTACTCTCAACACCAGTCGGAACTTAAAGAAGCCTATCTCAAACGCCAGGACGAAACCTTGCAAACCGAACAGCAGTTCAATAACCGGATGGAAACCCTCGAATTAGAACATCAGCAACGTATCATTAATATAGCCGGTGCAAAAAGTAAAGAAGGCATTGATGCTCAAAATCGAATCAACGATATCAAAATTAAACAGCAAAAAGAGCAGATGAACCGACAGCTCGCTGAAGAAAAGACACTTTATGAAAACCAACAAAAGGACCTAAAACTTCTCTATGTTTCCGGTAAGGATGAAAATCTGAAAACAGAGAAAGAGTACAATGAAGCAATGGAGCACCTCACTATCATGCACTTGGAACGTGTTCTCAAAATTGCTAATCTCGACGCTGATCAACGGCGCACCATTGAACAACAACTACTCGACTTTAAAGTAAAATGTCTTCAAGATGAAGAGAAAGAACGGAAGAAACTTGAGGATGCAGCACAAAAGAAAAAAGATGAACTGGCCAGGAAGGAGAAACAAAGGCTCACCGAACAGGCACAACAGTACCGGCAATACGGTGAACAGATCGGCGATACCCTCGGACAAATGATATCAGGTCAAGAAAATGCCCTGCAGAACTTTGCTGATACCATGCTCGATATCCTATTCGATGTACTGAGCCAGATGATTGATATTGAAATAGCCAAGGCCACGGGTGTAGCCGTCGGAGCTGTAGCCCGTTCTGCTGCCGAAGCCTATGCCATGCCCGACTCTGTTGCAACCTTTGGAGCAACCGGTGCAGCCCGTGCCGCAGTTCTCTCCGGACTGATCATGGGAGCATTGGCCGCTGCAAAATCAACGCTCAAAGGATTGATTAAGGGGGGGAGTTCTTCCACTTCCGCAACCGATAACAATACCGACAGTACCAAAACAGCTCAAGTGCAAGTCAAGCAATGGGCATCCGGCAGATACGATGTCATTGGTGAAGATGATGGCCGGACCTATCGGGATGTTCCCTACATAGGTGATTCACCGACCGGAATCGTCCGCCGTACCTCATTGATATCCGAATCCGGAGCAGAGCTGATCATCAATGCCGAAGATCTTTCCCGTCTTCAGCACCACATTAATTACCCCATTGTCGTACAGGCCATTCAGGATGCCCGCAGTGGCCGAGTTCCCCAGCGTGCTGAAGGCAATTACGATCCGATCCGTAACAGTACTTCCCGTACCTCTCAGACAACTTCTTCACCGGCTGATAAGGAAGCAAACTTGGCTCAACTGATCAAAGAGTTACATGCACTGATTGAGAAGCTTAAATACCTCAAAGCATACGTCGTGCTTCGCGAGCTCAACGAAGCACAAGAATTAGCAGATAAATCAAAGGAACCATTCACCCGCAAAAAACAATAACACATGTCACTCAAGATAAAAAATCAATTAGGAATATTCGATCTTCAAAACGATTTCAGCATTGAGATCGAAGACACCTCCCCTATTTACAACGAACGTGGTTCACAATCCGTACCTGCCACGCTTCCTGCCTCCCGAAACAACCTTTCACTGATCACCCATGTCCATCGTCCGGATAGTACCTACTCCCCTGCCCCGGATACCCGTGTCACCGTCTCCGATGGTGTCTACAACCGAATAGGTAAGATGAACATCACACAAGCCTCCAAATCCGGAGGAATCGTATCCAATATAGGTTTTGACGAGTCCGAAATATACTCGGTATGGAATGCTGTTTCACTCCGTTCCCTTTCTGCTCCGGTTATTCGTCCCGAAGGGGGAACAGCCGGAGTCATCAGCCTGCTCAATTCTATTATGAATGAAACAACAGTAGACGATGCTCTTTCCGTCTTTCCCATTTGTGTAGCCATGCCATCACATACAACAACCGTAAACGGTACGGAAACCACCACTTACTACCCCGAATACATCAATAAAATAGCTAAATCAGAGACCGGTACCTACTCCCTTCAGGGAGCTGCCAGACAGGAAACATTCCTTATCAATAACGAACCCGTCCTTACTTCCGTTCCTGAAGGTTATGCCATCAGCCCATTTTTAAAAGTATCTTGGATACTCAATTTTATATTCGTCCGGTACGGTTATACGGTCCTTGAAAATCCATTCTCAACCCACCGTCAACTCTCCCGTCTGGTAGTTCTGAACAACATGGCCGACAGCATAGTCAAGGGCTTCATTGATTACTCTGACCTTCTACCCGATTGCACGATTAACGAATTCCTACAAGCCCTCTACTGTCGCTTTGGTATGGTCTATTTTGTTGATGGAAAAAATAAAACCGTTAATCTCAAATTTATCAAAGATATCATCTCAGCTCCGGCCTCACTGAACTGGTCCCTGCTCAAGTCGGCCCGGCCTGTTATCAACTATGCCGCTGCACAGCAACTCAAACTTTCCGCATCGACCAATATCTCCGGTCCTTATACCAATTTAGTAGCTACCCCTACTGCCGACTCACTCGACAAATTTCTCAAACCCTTTGGGCATGTCTTGTCAAGTAACACAGCAAAAGGATATCTCACCTATTCTTTATGGGATGGTTTTTACTATGTCCGGAACAATCTGACCGGAGTTCGCGAAGCCCGCAGCTCTGACTTCTTCCCCTGGGATAAAGGAGCAAACATCAGTTATATGGAGATATCATCTATTGATGAATGCCTGCCGATGAAAGGTTCTTACCCCGATGACCAACCGGTTTGTCCTGCCTATCTCCTGGGAAAAGTACACAAATATACCAATATCTCCAGCGCCAGCGTAGAACTATCAGAGGAGCAAAACACCCAAACTCCTCTATGCTTTTGCTTTTCCATGCCCCGTGCATCCACTCCCTACCCCTACGGATCGCCAAGATGTTACGCACCCGGCGGTGAAGCTATAGCCATCAACGGCCACACATTCGATATCTCCATGACCTTTACTGGTGATAATGGCCTGTTCTCCCGTTTTTGGAAGGGATTTGACGCCATTCTCCGACATTCCAATCATACGGTTGAAGTTCCCGTACACTTGAATCCAATTCAATTACTCAATATTGATTTCAGTCAAACGATCAATATAGATGGCCAACGATTACTGCTTGATACAGTGCGCTATACATTACCCAAACTTCTTTCACGTCCGGCTACTGTCCGTCTTCGTACCCTTCGTCTCCTGATCCCTGTCGGGGAAACTGATTTGGACTTGGATGCAGAGCAAGGAATACAAACGATTGAGCAACTCTACAAATGGGCGTTTCACAATAACCGTGAAAACATAGTAGAACTCAAGATACGGGCACAAGTCGAGGAGTGGAAGAAGGCTATTACCCCACCGGCGCAATGGCTCGGAGTGCTACGTAAAAACGAGGTAAGTGATCAGGTTTCAGATATTGAGATACCGTTTACTGTACCGACTCAAGAAGATTATGAAGCCGGCAAAGAGTTCTTCATCAAAGAAATCAATTACAGTTTCGACCTTTACTACAAGGTCCGGGTTCCCAATGGTCAGACGTCTCAAGGTGATATCATCTGGAAAGATAAAGAATACGGAGGCATACACTATGCCATTACTTACGGGCTTTCCGTTAAAGCAGAACTGCTTTAGTTGTCCTTTGCCGCACATGATCAAAACATCATATTTGCAGCATGAATGACGATAAAACCATCACAGCAGCAATCGAGACAAGCAATGTAACTGCACTGCTTGCCGCTTACCGGAAATTTACAAGTTCCTCCGGGGCTACAACCGATGAATTTTTCCGTTTCATCACCACCCCCACTCCGGAACGGGAAGAGTTCCTGGCATTGTACTGCTCTTCGACCTCTTCCGTGTCCGGTACCATTATACAAACTAATTACAATGCACTATGAGTTTAACAGCAAACATATATCCGTCTACAATCGCTTTAGCCGGAAATCCCATCAAGCTGACCATAAACTCCAGTTCAGTAGTCAGCTACACTATTCGTCAGGCCGACCGCACCATCTTTTCCGGAAGTGGTGAAGGTGAGTTCTCTGTTTTTCTTCAGGATATCCTTTCAGGTATTCTCAGTCCCAAACATCTGCTTAACGAATCCACTGATATATTACTGCCCGATTCTACTTCAGCTACAGATATTACCATTAATGTCCAAAACGCCCAGGGAGAGACTAAAACTCTTTCTCTGAAAGCAGTTATAGGAGGCATCAGCAAACGTCTACTACGGCGTCTGTTAGATGAAAATAGCAATATATTCACTTGGAAGCTACTCAATTCATCGGTCAATTTCTTCAAGACCACCCGTACCAACGGGCGTATCATCACCATCCGCGAAACTGAACTCCTACCTATTCCTTTCCTTTATCCGGATGGTGCATTAAAAGTAGTTGCAGCCGGCATTGAAACCTCTTTATCCGGAACAGCCGGACAGCCGGTAGCCCTTAACCTATATCGGCTCCGGCAAAAACTGTTTCAAACTAATCAAAAGTTAGCTTCTGTTTTCGATATCTATTCCGGATCAACCAAAAGCTGTACTATTGTCATCACTCCGGGAACAGTATCCCGTGAACGTTATTTACTTGAATTTCTCAACTCCTATGGAGCCTACGAACGCATTGAAGTCACCGGTATCGGTAACATCGAGTCTGAAATAGAGTCCGACTCCACTTATCAGATTTACGACGAAAGCATTGATGATTATATCGAGGCCCGCGAGCGACAGTCTGCCCGTGACAAGCTTCAGGTAGAATCCGGATATCGCAATACCGAAGAGCTTGTGCATTTAATGGATATGCTTGCTTCCGATGACATAAAGATACTCGGACTTTCCGGACGAAACATCAGGGTAAATGCCGTAGCCGACAACCTCACCCATGCCATACGCTCCACTGTACCGGAAAGTATTAAAATGACTCTTCATTTCGTTGACTCCGATGTTCGTTACACCGGATCACTTTCAGAGGACGAAATAGGAAATCCCCGTATACATACCGAACAGTTCACACCTCAATTTAATTGATATGGCCGATCAGCAACAAGTTATAGATGAACTCATTGACTACATTGACAAAGCAGTACTCAAGCATAGTGTCTCTAACCGGCATGTGGCAGAAGTGCTATCTTGGCTAAATGAAGAGCTCAAAAAAATTAATACGGAAGCTCTAAAAAAAATGTTTTTAAGCAAGAATCAAAGAGATGAAGCAAAGGAAACTATAACCTTCTTAAAAGGACTACTCGTTAGCGATAATCTGGCATCTATCAATGAACAAGGTGATGCAGAGGTACAAAATATTATTGCTCATATAAAAGCCAAGACCGCTACATTGGAAGTAACCGGCTCGGCCAATGTTGGCACACTTGATTCTGAAGGGAATATTTCAACAGGAGCGGATATTTGGGCTAAAGGCGACACGCATACTTTAAATTTGCTCGTTCAGGCGCTTGCGAACACATACGATCTGAATGTTGAGCATGTCGCAACCTTGTTTCAAACTATAGTCAAGGACTTTATTAGCTCGGAGAGATTCATCCCCGGGCTGATGGGTGAAGGGATGAAGCTATACAAGGCTATCAATGGGGATTGGAACCTTGAAATAGATAATGCCGTAGTCCGTAAGGCCATGACCATTTTTGAACTTATCATTTCGAAAGTTCGTGCGGTTAACGGCGGTCTGGTGATTTCTTCCGCTAACGGGCGTGTCAAGTCCGTTTCGGAAACATCCGGTGATCCGGCTTACTATGTTTTAGGTATAGAGGGCGACATGATGTTTGTCGCTGATGACTTGGTACGTTGTCAGGTCTACACATCCGGACACGTTAAATACTATTGGGTTCCGGTTGCCTCGGTTAATGATGATTCGATTCTTATACTTAAATCCGTATTCAATGGTACAGTTCCGGCCGTCGGTGATGATCTGGTTCAGATGGGTAACCTCACGAATCCGAACAGACAGGGTATTTTGTATCTCACAGCCTCGGAAGATGGCAAACCGCGCATTTCTGTACTGGACGGGGTAAACTCCACGTCTTTGGCCGGAAAGAACAAAGTGATTTTGGGCTGTCTCGATGGCATGACGGATACAGACTTTCCGGCTGACCTCCAGCCCTCCGGATACGGCCTGTATGCGATGAACTGCTTCCTGAAAGGTATTTTCATTCTGAGAAATGGCAAGAACCTTGAAACGGAGTTATCCGACATCCGTAAAGACGTAATGACAGAAATCTCCGCTATTCCGGGATTGATTGAGCTTTCCGTCAAAACCGAGATCGGGAAAATAACGTTAGGTGCGGGCAACCTTCTTAACGGCTCAAAAGGGTATTGGTTTAATCAATCTGATTATCTGTCAAATGTAAGTCTAAATTATAACGCTGCATCAAATGGATGGGTTACAGTTTTAGGTAGTGGCGCATTCAACTGTTACAAGCAATGGATGAATGTAGATAAGACAGCCATAACACCGGGTAAAAAGTATACTTTAGGAATAGATGTTAGTATAGGCGGGAATTACGTACATACAACAGGATTGTTTTTCAATATTCGGTATTACGAGGGTTCGACTGCTAAACTTATAGCCGATAAGACTATCGATTTACCCAATGAAGCGAAATGGACCCGATATTACATCACCTTAGAGATACCCGCCGTACTTCCTTCCGGGGTAACTCTCAATGACCTTATGTTTCTGTGTGGATTTACCGGAAGCAATACAAGTACGGGGCAGGGGTTAATCATTTCGTATAAAAACATAAATCTCGTTGAGGGCGACGTAGGTACTGCGTGGAGTCCTTCTGCCAATGACATAGAAAGTTCTGCATCAGAAATAGCCAATACTCACACCGATGCAGAGATACGGGCGACAAAGAAGTTAATTGAAAGCAAGGTATCCCAGACGGATTTTAACGCCCTCGGTCAAGTGGTATCGAGTCAGGGAACAGATATATCACAAACCAAGACGGATATCAACCTTGTGTCAACGGTTTCCGGAAATGCGCATCTGCTTGCTTTGACCATGAGCAAAGGTCAGATGTTGTATCGTGATCCTGAGTTTAGAAACGGGGCAAACGGCATATCGGTATATAACAACAATGGCAATGGAACGGTCAGGGTTGAAAGAGCGGCAGATGTTAATCTACCTAACAAATCCGGTTATAAATTGAAGATTACGACTTCGGGTGCTGCAACTCCGGGATTGGGCGGCTTCTTTTTTGGAACTCAAACTCGCGCTAATGCCGTATTCGTTACTCGATTTATAGCATGGGTTCCTGTTGGATATAAAATAGAGTGGGCTACAAACGCCACGGGTAACGGTGGTACATCAAAATGGCTTACTAACAATGTTGGTACCGGTGACTGGGAGGAATATGCAGTATATGTCAAGTGCGGTTCAAGTGGTACATTCTCTTCAACTAATTTCTTTTATTTGGCAGGAGGCAATGGGAGCCTTCCTGTCGTCTGGTATCTTGCCTTTGCTACGGTTTATGACGCCGGTTCTGTTGATGATACTCCTACAAAGGACGAACTAAAGACCGGTATTACTATTCAACCCAACATAATTGATATCTTTGGTAAGAAACTCAACATTAGTAGCATAGTTACATTCTCCGGCTTGCCGGCATCCGAGCAACAAAACTTTAAGGGGAATAAGGGAGATAAAGGAGATAAGGGAGCTACCGGCCCTACTGGTGCGACCGGTCCGCAAGGTCCGCAAGGCCCTCAGGGACCGCAAGGATTGCAAGGACCCGCCGGTACTAAAGGCCCCCAAGGGGATAGAGGTCCTCAGGGACTTCCCGGACAACAGGGCGCAACCGGTCCTCAGGGACCACAAGGTCCGCAAGGTCCTCGGGGACCGCAAGGTCTATTGGATGAAAGCGCCATGCTTGCCTTAAAAAATAGTATCGCTTCAAATATCGGGTATTCTTCCTGGCAGGATATGGTAAATCATGCCGCATCGAGTCCCCGAAAGACTGTGATAGTTGGGGGATATATAAATACGGTTCTGATAGATGCAACGGCGATAGTAACGAACGCTCTGGCAGCCGGAAGAATTACAACGGGCAATCTGACCGTAACTAATGGTGCTTATCTTGGCGGATGGAGCATTGAGGGTAACTCTATTGTAATAAGAAGCGCAGCTTCTGCAAAGATCATAGTAGAACCTTCTGGAACTCGTTTTTTGCGTATTAATAACTCCTTAAGTGAGTTAATGTCCGTACGTGCGGACGGTGTAACTGGAATTAGAATATACACACAGGATACAACGGGAAAATGTTTAAATCTGGCGGCTCAAACCGGAGGTACTGCTATTGACAGTTCAGGTTCACATATTTTACGACAGCGTGGGGGCGAAACGTGGAACGCTCCCGGAGTTCTTTGTGCCGTGAACATAGGTGCACTTGGGGGAGGAGGATTATTTTGGGGTAACGGGTGCTCTATAAGCTCTATTTCAAGACTTTCAACCGGAACATATAGGGTTTATCATAACTTAGGTCATACGCAATACTCCGTAATTATACAGCCATTGGGAGGGTATGGATGGGTGTTGGCACAGCTCAAAACAACCCAAACATCCTATTTTGAATTTGAAACTATGGATGCAAACAAAGGTTATCGGGATGCGGCTTGTCATGTATTTATCATTGGTAGAAATAAATTTTAAATAAAAAATAGATTATGAAAATTGACTTTAGAAAGATTGTGGTTTATGACATTGAAGACAATGTCTTAATGAAAGAAGTAGAGAAAAGAGATTCCGAAGGTAATGTTATCGGCACTGAGATGATAACGGACTACAAGGATCTCAGTAAAGACCTTGGAAACGCCATTTTCTTCAATGTTTCGGATATAAACGAACGGGAGATCGGCCGGAAGATATACCATGACGGTGAAATAGAAATAGATGAAGCAAGTGCTGCCTTAATCAAGAGATTTGCTGAGCAGATCTTTTATGCATATATAAAAGTTCCACTGTTTGAGCTACTTGATGAAGTGGTATCCCAATCAGAATAAAATAATTATTAACTCTCAAAATCAATAAATTATGTTTCAAGAAGAATCAAGAACAGTTCAAGTAAACGGCAAAGCCGTTTCAGGAGATTATCAGTACAATGTAAACTACAGTGTCAATAACGATGATTTAAGTCGTCTTCATTGTGAAATCACAAAAACGGTCACGGATGAAATTGATACCCCTACAGGCAAGCAGCCCGTAATCACGCAACGGTATATCGGGTATTTGCTGTTAGAATCAGGCAGTAAACAGATGTCTCTTCCGGAGTCGGAGAACGTTACAGCACATTTGACTGCATTCGATCAGATCACCAAAGAGGTAAAAGCCACTTTAGAGCCAAAGCTGGCATCTAAATCCAAATAATAAAAAAGTTTGCCTTCCCTTTTCTGGTGAGGCAAAGAAATGTGATATGACAAGGAAATCACAATTTTATTTTCGGCTAAATTATATCAAAATATAAGTATAGTAATTATAACAAGAAAATGAGTAGAGGATTACGAAACAACAATCCCGGTAACATTAGACATGATCGGGATAAATGGCAAGGTGAAATCGTTCCCAGTCAAGACCAGAGTTTTAAACAGTTTAGTTCGATGGCATACGGCTATCGTGCTTTGATCAAGTTACTGCAAAATTATCGGAAACTACATAACCGACAGACTATTGCTGAGTTTATAAACAGATATGCACCACCCAGTGAAAACAATACATCAGGATACATTACCCGTGTATGCAGTGAAATGCAGGTACCATCTACTTATATTCCAGACATCTACGACAAAGCTACAATGTGTGCCTTTGCCGCGGCCATCAGCCAAGTAGAAAACGGAGTTCCCGCAGTCATGGCAGATATTGAAGCCGGATGGAATTTGTTAATAAAGTAAAAATAGTGCGGGCGTTGTACTGAGTTGTACAAATATTGTGCGCCCGCATCTTTTTATTTATCAGAAAAATAACTCTTAACCGTACAAAAGTACAATTAAATAGCGAAGCTGTTGAAGCATTGCATTCCTTCCTGTTTGCTTTCATCAAGTACATGTGCATATACCAAGGTCTCTTTAATATCTGAGTGTCCCATTATCTCCTTTAAGGTAGCTAAATCTTTAGTTCTCTTCAAGAAAATAGTTGCGAAAGTATGTCTACCAACTTTGTGAGTGATTACCTTGTCAATCTCTGCAATCTTTGCAATTTCTTTCAAATGTATATTCATAGCCTGATCAGATGGCATTTGCTCAAATACAGGTCCTTTCTTTCTTATACCAACAATATTACGTAGCAGTGATTTGAGTGGCTCTGAAATGGGTACTTGGATTGGAGCAGGCTTACTATTCTTCAGTTTCATTCTAAAATATATAAAGTGATCTTCGGCAAACTGCTCTAACTGTAAGCGTCTGGCATCACCGACATGTAAAGAGCTAAAGCACATGAACAAGAAAAATTCCAATGTTTTATGATATTTATATTCAAGACTTCCTGAATGATATAAACTGACGAGATTATGTAATTCATCTTCGGATAAGTAAACGCAAGCTGACGTCGTTCTCTTTATACTCCAGTCCTCAAAAGGGTTTTCATCCATATATCCCGCTTTATATGCAGCTCTGACGTATTTTTTCAAAGTCGACATATTTTTATAAGCCGTATTATCATTATTCCCAAGTTCTTTTCTGAGATAGCAAAAATAATCATCTAACCAATCTTTCGTAATATCATCAAAACTGAGATTCACATTATATTCTTTCAGCTTATTTATGACGGAAAGATGTGTGGATAATGTTGTCATTTCCATCCTTGAGGATATCTTCTTTTGATGATCTACAATAAATTCATAGAAAGTATTGTAGTCAGACGGGCGATGATAAGCCTTCAAAAAGGAACTACGAGTCAGCTTTTTATCCCTTAACCTATATTTCACTAAAACATTATTAATTCTTGAAAGAACATTTTCTATAATCAGATTCTTATCATTACACAATTTATCTCCGGGGGCAACACATTTCTTTTTATCATTCCAATGTTTTTCTTCAACTGTTACTTTAGTAGAGAAGTTTACTTTTTCTCGATTTATATAAAAAGAAACCCATACCACTCCTGTAGTTAAGTTCTGATTATGTTTTCTTAGGTATACTTTAATCGTTATCAT